GGATTCACCAGCACCTGCAGCCTCTACGGCTTTTCTTTCATCCTCTGAAATACCATATTTAGCATCCACTTCATCAAATATTCCCGAACGTTTGATAATATTTTGAGTATTTGTTAATTCAAATCCCATCGCTCTTTCTAAACGTTGTTGTTGTAAATCTAAAATAACCTCAGAATCACTTAAACCTAAAATATTCTTCTTAGCCCAAGTGTGAGATACAGGTAAAATACCAACTTGAGATTGGTCAGATGTTGCATCTTTATAAAGTGTTATCTTTTCTTTCCACTGCTCAATTCGTAATAAGTCGGATTGTGCGGATGGGTTAGTTAACGATAATTGGAAATTATTTAAATCATCTTCTAGACCTAAAAGGTATAAATGAACTAATGCGATTTTATTAAGTTCTTGAATTAATGATTTTTGAATTCTATTAATTGTTCTAGCGAAACGAATATCCATTAACGCTAATGTCTTACCCTCACCAACAACTTCTTCAAACCCTAAGAAAGCTTTAGGTATACGAAGTGCCGCTAATAATTTCTTTTGGATATATTCAATATCAGCGATTTCACCTAAGTTCTGAGCTCCAGGTAATGTTTCAATTGGATTGGTTTGAGATGGGTCACGAACAGGGATAAAATAATCCTGATCTACCGCCATTTGATTATATCTCATATCAACGTTCCCATTACGAGGGTCTGAAACTGTGTCTCTTTTAAATTTGTTAGCAACACGTTGTACGTACGGTTCAATGTCTTTATCGTCCATATTACCAACAAATACTTTAAATACCCTTCTTTCAGGTGCTCTAGATGTTCTATAAATTAACATAGCATCTTCGGCTAGTAATAATTGTTTCCAAATACGACGTATTTTATCTAACATCGAAGTACCATAAGGTAATTTTCTATCATCACCTAACAATCTAAAATGTGCAACTTCCCAAGCTTGGAATTCCATATCCTTATTTTTCCATTGAAATCTAAGTTCTCTAGATGGAGATTTTGAATCCATTTGTTGTCCAGGATTTTTTGTAGACGCACCTTCAATTCTTTCAATTTCTATATTAGGTAATTGTTGTACACCCACTATCCCTTTCTCAGGGTCAATTTTTAAATAAACAAAGTCATCCCCGTATTTACATAATCCTCTCGCCCACATCTGTAAATTAGTGTTAATGTCCAATTTATCTATGAATAGGTCAGTAAGAATTTTTTTAACTCTATCAGATTCGGAATAAATTGTTAAAATGTCACCCTTTTCGGATAATGTTGTAGATTCCTCAGCGTATATATCTAACGCCGCCGATATCTCAGGGGTAAATTCCATAGATTCGTAATCATAATACGCTGCCATCCTATTCGGTTCGTAATAAACCGATTGGTTGTACAATGATTGGTCTAATTTTGTCCATTTATCCGCAATGTACTGACTCTGTTGAGCTTGTAACATTGCCTTTTCGTACTCTTCTCGACTATCTGTCTTTAGTATCTCATCTTTAGAGAAATTAAACGATGGACTCTGTTCTTTCTTTACCTGTCCTGGGTAACCGAACATCCTTGTTAATTTCTGAAAAACTGTGTTGTTGTCTTCTGCCATTGTATATAAATAGTTTTCTTTAGAAATATAAACTTTTTTATTTGATTAATGAATGTTATTTAGATTTACCAAATAACCAAGAATATTCCATATAACTATCTTTAGGTACATTATGTGGATTATCTCTGTGGAAAAACGTAGGGTCAGTGGCCATTGCACCAATAGGGTCTAGAGATGTTCCGTACGAGTAATGTGATTTATTAACCTCGTATGTTCTCTCCGACATTGTCCAAGATTCTAACATCGCTTTATTAGCGTTCTCAGTTTTTTGAAGTTGTGAGAAACATATGTCACCAGCATAAAGTGCCATTGACATACTCATAATAGCATCATCGTGAGCCCCTTTCATATGGTCTGGTCTACCATTCATATAAACAAACGTGTTAAGTTCATTTAACAACCTATTTGACCTTACTTGGAATCCTTTTCTTAATGACTCCTCAAATGCCGCAACAATTTGAGTTCTTTTATTATTGAAGTTAAGTCCTGGTATTTTATCTAACGCCTTTTTATTATATTCCCATATATTTTGGGTATTAATACCATCGACATATAAATTTTTGTAATTTAACTCTTGTAGCTTTCTAGATGTCGCAACACCCATACCACCTGTGATATCAATAACAATAAATGCATTACCGTATAGTATTCCCCATTTATAAGCTATCGCTGCCAAATCATCGGGGGGTATCTTCCCAATATATTCTGCAACCTGTTCTCTTTCGTCAAAATCAATAATATTAATAGAAGAAAAATCCTCACTATCACCACGACTGACGTCGACCCCCATAATATATCGATGTTCGTTAACGGGCTCTTTCCATTGCCAAAAAGTACCTTGCATATATTTTTCTTTGGGAACCCTAATCATATTCTTGGAAATATTTTCTTGAACTTCACCAGGAATAACCCCATCCCCAGAACCTAAGAAGTCACATTCTAACTCCTGAGCAATTTTACGTCTATCATACTTGAATTTTTTAGACATCGACTCAAACCAAGATGAGAATGGTTTATACCCTTGTTCCTCTAGTTCTTGATACTTCTCAATATCAAAATCATAAATAACAATTTCATCGTCATTATACTGTTCTCTATTTAACATATAGTGACATATATCACCACATTTAACCCAACGTAAGTCTTTGGTATATCTCGGGTCTTTAAACCATCTTAAATCCGTGATGTGAAAATCATTTATTCCACGTAAAGCTTGATCATATACACCATAATATATTGGGTCATATCCATTTGGTGTTGATACCAATATAATTTTACCTCCCGTAGAAAGTGATGCCATAGATGCTGCCCAAAAATCCTCACCCGCCTCAATATAGGCGGCCTCATCAAATACAAGTATCGTTGGTGTATAACCACGTAAAGCATCGGCGGATGTTGCAACTGCCTTAACTTCACAACCATTATTTAATCTAAACCTACTTTCTGAGTTTTTATCGGGTGAAAACCCAACATTTAACCATTCTGGCCATTGTTCTAAGAAATGTCGAACTTTATTGGCCATCTCAACTGCGGTATCTTTCTTATTTGCAATAAGAAGTACTCTTTCAGGTTCATCGGGTTTTGCTGTTTGTAATTTTTTAGAAATCCAAGCTGCGGTTACGGTTGTAACACCCGCCTGTCTATACTTTCTAGTAATGTTCTCGTTATATATTTCATAATCTTTAACAAGTTGTACTTGGTCAGGAAATAACTCTAACGGAACGTATTTCTTTTGTGTATTATCGTATGTAGTAAGATACGTCCTTAACGCGTAAGGGGCGTCTTTGATAATTCTCGCGTATTCAATTAATTGTTCTGCTCTACTATTCATATTAGATAAATACAAAAAAAGGTGGTAAAACTTACCACCTTCGTATTATCTTGTTTGAAAAGGACTTTCATCATCCTCATCATCTTCATCATCAAAATCAATATTCCCTTTAATTCCTAATGAACTAAGGAAGTCATTTATGTCATCCGATTCACTTTCATCTGTAACATCTTCCAAGTCAGATCTAAATACTGAAACGGCATCTTCATAGTCTTGGTCGTTAAACATCTTATTAATTCCGTCCATTAACTCGTTCATTAATCTTTTACCTTTATCCGTTCCTTGTAGAACCTCACGCATAAAGACTAAGAATTTTTTAGCTGGTAATTTAAAAATTTCAACTAATAGATAGTTTTGTAATTCTCTTTTATTCTCATCAACCACAATATCTTCCGGGAATTGAACTCTAAGTCTATCCCATATTGCAGGTCCCAATCTTAAATCCCACATTTCCTTTTCTAAAGTATCTTCAGAAGATTCTACCTCATCGTAAGCATCTTCATCTTCAGGTCTACCTTGAATTGCGAATAGTTCCAACACTCCCTTTATAAGTTCGTGAACTAATACGGGGAAATTAATACCTCTAGCAATTACCTTCGCCACACCATCTTCATCTTCAGGTCTCTCAACTTGTTCTTTACCCGCACCTGAAGAACCCATACCTTTTATCGTCTCATCACTTAACTGCCAATAACTTAAATCGTTAATTGACATCATAATACCGTACAACTCAATTAAGTTTGGATTACCAGTAATACGTCCTATTTTCTCAGGGACTAAATGATACATAAAATGACCTTTATTTGCCGCACCTTGGATAATACCATTAATTAAACGTCTTTTAGCCTTCTCAACGTCTAAATTTTGAAGTTCATTAAAAAGTTCAACTTCAACACCCAAGTCAATATCGTTATCCACATCAACCTCTTCAGGATTTTCTTCGTCGTCACCATCTCTGTTAAAATCATCAGTGGTTACTTCACCCATCCCAATAATTTTAGCATCAAATTCGACTGATCCTTCAGGGATACCCATTTCTTTCATAACAACTTCAACTGCCAATCTCTCCAATTCTTCTCTGTGATTAGATTCAACTTGAACAATTGTGTTGTGGGCATCCATCAATGTTACTTGTAGACTCATTAGGTTACGGTCCATACCCTTAACGGTTGGAGCGTCTCCCACATATCTTCTAAGTGTGGTCATTAATTGTTTGTATCTCTCAGAAGCTAATACTTCTTGGAAATTCTTATTTGGTTCGTCACCTGTCTTAGGAAGTGGGACTTTTTTAAATGGAGTTTCCCCCTGTTTTAATTTATCCTGTAATCCTTGGTCAGGTCTATCTTCGGTATCAAAATCCATTGCCATCTCTTCTAAATTTTCTTTTAGCAAAGATAGAAAATCTTTTTTAGATATTACCATTTATTTATCTTCTTTTAATGCTTTTGGTTTAGGGTTTTTACCTGGACCTGGTTGATAAGGTGTTTTTGGTTTAATGCCTGGATTTGTTTTTGGTTTTGTAGGTGCAGGTTTTGTTGTTGGTTCCGCATCAACAGTCTCAGTGTTTGATATAACGTCATAAGACATAAATTCAGGAATACCGTTATGACC